GGATTTGGCCAATCTGTATTGAGTGGTTTAACTACTGGAGTTGCCAATACAGCAATGGGTAGAAATGCCTGCGATCTTTTATCAACTGGTACGAGAAATGTGGCTATTGGATACGATGCAATGCTTGCTGCAACTACTGCTGTTCAAAATACAGCGGTGGGCTATGCGACTCTATTTTCTACTCAAACTGGGGTTACAAATACCGCAATAGGAGACCAAAGTCTTTTTGCGTTGGGAGCTGGTGTTAATAATATCGCCATTGGAGCAGCATCTGGTAGTCAATATACCGGGGCCGAATCGGGTAATATTATTATTACAACAGATAACAATCTGGGAACCACGGGTGAATCCAATACTATGCGACTCGGTTCTAATGCTGGAGGTGCGGGAACTACCCAGCAAACTAGAACATTTATAGCGGGTATTCGCGGTGTGACAACGACCGCAGCAGACGCCATTGCAGTATTAATTTCTTCAGCAGGCCAACTCGGAACCGTTTCATCATCAGCCCGATTTAAGGATAATATCGAAGATATTGGCTCTGAGAGCAACGTATTGCTTAAGATGCGTCCCGTAGTATTCAATTACAAGAAACATGCGCCTGAACATAAGAATTACGGGTTGATCGCTGAAGAAGTGGCAGTACTTGCACCAAGATTGGTGGTATATGATAAAGATGGTATACCCGAAACGGTGCGCTATGATCAATTGACACCATTATTACTCAATGAATTCCAGAAGCATTGTCATCTTATTGGTGAGCTACAAGCAATAAATACTGATCTATTGAATCGCATTCGATTGTTGGAAGAAGCCAATTTTAAGTGTCACTGAGACCTCTATAAAAATCCCACCGTGTGTTGTTAAAGCAGTGCACGGTGGGACAATCATACCCTCTAAAGGAATATATTTTAGAGCTTATCTAGGAACCATTCTTTCCATTTCTCAACTTCATCATCGTTTATGAAATGTTTCTTGATTAAGTAATGCCATGTTAATGCCAATAGAATGAGAGCCAATACTGTGTGTTGCAGTTGATTCATTTTTTCCCCTTAAGCAGATATATAATGCCAAAGGTAATCAATCCCAAAAGATACTGCTCATACCAATAGAACATTATACAGGCCCTGTTGCTACACCACCCGCAATACCACCAGCAATAGCTCCAACATTACTTGCTGCTTCTAAGGGAATAGCAGTAGTTGCCACTAATGTTGCATACGTAGCAGGAGCTAATGGCCCTGTGCACGCAGCAGCAATTAAGAAACCCGTGTGTGCTACAAAATAAACAACACCCTTACCAACCCAGAAACCGATCTTCGCGCCAAGCAAACCGCCACCTTTAAGGTTAGCTACCGACTTGAGCGTATATTCGCCCGTGTTGGCCTGATTGAGAAAGAATGAACCGCCATTAATGATATACGCGTTGCGTTGCTCGAATGTCATTTTTCGCAACATAGAATCCAAACAATCAGGCTCAATGGGATTTAATTTACCCTCTTTGAGTACCGCAAAGCCATAAGTCATATTAGCAACTGATACATTACCCAATCTCTCGGGTGCGCGTACTTGCGCAGCTAATGGAACAGTGACAAGAGATAAAAACAATAAGAACGAATTGCGCATGTAATACCTTTCAGGTTAATGCGTGGTTAATAAATGCTTACACAAAACACATTAATCGACAATACCGACAATGTCAACATAAAAATAGACAATTCTGGTAAATAAGATAAAATATGCAAAAAACAAAACATTCTAGGAGAGCTATGGTACGTAATTTGCAAGAACTTAAAGATGAAAAAGATATACTACGCGCGCAGTTGTTAGCAAGATATCGCGAATCTGAATATTCAATGTTGATGCTGGCAAAGGAAATTGGCATTCCTTATACCAGCTTTAGAGCATTCATGATGGGTGGCAATATTGGATATAAGAATATGTTTAAGATTAAAGAGTGGTTAAGTCTATGAATGATGTCTACTTACATCATAGATATTAAAGACTCCACCAACTCCAAGGCCTTCTGGAATACAGTCGTGCTCGAACCATATTTTCTCCAATAAATTACCTAGCCTAACCCATTTGGGATTACCTTCATCTTCACTTGTCTGAATCCATATCTCCATTCCACTCTCAAGATCACTATGCCACTCGCAGAGATATTTTTCTTTATTAAGAGAGCAGGGATTTGTTGTCATTTTTTTTATCATTACTATCCTTTTTACAAATACAATCTAAGGTAATTAAATTTTTAGAAGTATATCCAAATATTTCCCCTCTAGACTCACCCATTTTATTGAATACTTCTCTTATCTCATATTTATCACAGCCGCACTCTTGTTTAAAACTGAATAGTTTTTCAATTACTTCTTGATCGCTCATCTCAATCCTCATTCATAAACTATCTTAAATGACAATTACAGTTATCTGACTCTTCTATTTTTCTATAAGCAAAAACACCTTCACGAGTTCTCCTCGTTAAAGAACCCTTAATTATACCTTCCTTGTACCATTTTAATTCTTCAACTTCACGCTCTAGTTTATGCATTGTTTTAATTATTTTATCGTACATCTCTATATTGTCATGCACACAGTTGCAAAATAATCCCATTACCAATCCTCAACATCCATCATAAGGGTGTGCATGATCTTCCCAATTAGGATCACTAGTCTTCATCAATTGCTTAAGGGATGCTCTCCATTCATCAGCTCTTTGGGCAATTCTATTACATTCATCCTGTAGCTTACACTCTTCACACCAAAAGGTTTTATTGAGAGTGAGTTCAGGGCATAAAGTACATTTCATTTATTCTTCCTCACAATCACAACATTCATCATTGTCATCTGCGCCACTAGGAGATCCCCAATTACATCCATTCTTTCTATGCTGTTCTACTTCTTCTAAGAAATCCATAATAAGCCTTTATAAAATACGAAAATCTTCTTCAGATCCATTCATAGTAACGCCATCTTGATGCGTAAGACCAATAACATTGTCATTACTAAGACAAATAATGTAATAGCCAATACCATCCTTATATTTACGAACTCTATAGCCTTCGTGAACCCATATTACCGTTGAGCCATTATCAACTGCGTCCTTTATCTCTTGAAGTTTCATAAATTCCCCTTACGCAGTCCTTGCATTAATATTAAACATAACGTATTATAGTTAATATATTAACTTTATTTATTACTATGTCAAGGAGATAGTTTGTATAACAAGAATTTATTGGATTTATATAATCCAGAGCAAGAGAAGATAAAGGAAGCATTATGGAAGTATATGAGAAATAAGCCTTACTCTATAGCCACCTTTGCTAAGATACTGGAAATGACTCCGCAGGGTTTATCTAATATCTTTAGGGGTGGTAAGATGACCCATAAGGTAGAAGTAAAGCTCAGGAACTGGCTACAGATCAGCAAATGAGTCCGTTAGGTTTCGCCACGGACTCAACCGTCTACAGATTGTCGGCAGATCAAGCAGCCTTAAGATCAACTAACACTTGGTGCAAAATTTCATAAGCTTGCTGAGTCTTTGTATCAAGTATTGTTCCTACTAATACTATATCGCTGGGCATGAGTATCTGTTTACCACACCCCTTATTGTCACCACCCTCAAAGTAATCAGTGGCATCATTGATGGCTATGTTCTGCCCTAGTTCTTTTAAGTCCTGCACTATATCTAGGGCATGGTCTATTCTATTACAGAGTCTTGGGGCATCCAAATTTGGCTTAGGTGAGTAGGAAAGGAGTGCTCCCATGCAAATACCTATGCCAACCAAAACAAACCAGTCTAGTCTAAATTCTGGCATGTTCATGCTTTAGCCTCATAATCTTGGATCCAATTTTGAACGAGTGGAGTTAAGGATTCTAGAATTGAATCAGTATTATTAATATATTGAAATTCGCTGATATTAGTTATATGTATACCTTCTTTACCATCTTTATATTTAACATAAGCGCTGCCTATTAAAGGGCCATCATAATAACCAGGTTCTATTCTTACTTTCCCATCAAAGTTCTTTAATGACCATAGTACAGTCTTTTCTAAAATTTCTTGCTTCCACATTATGCTTGTGCCCCACTCTCAAAGCGAGATTCTCTTGGCACTTCTTTACCGCCAGAGGTTTGAATAAGATCAACAAACTGCTCAAAGTCTTTCATGGCTAACTCAGACATCTTGGCTCTTGCTGTGCACCATTGTAAAGAGGGTAGAAGCTCAAAGAACTTATCTTGTTTTCTTTTGATGATCTCTTTTACTTCTTCTTTCCTATCTTCAAATTCAATGCCCCTATATTGATCTAATTCTCTATCAATGGCTGCATACTCATTCCAAGTAATGGCCCACTTTTGCTGGAATGCTTCATAAAGTATGGGCATTGACACTTGTGCTACTAACTCTTCAATCTTTACGGGTACTGACATACCGCTCCCTTTTTCAGTAATATTTTTTGATGGATTGATGCAAGTGTACATAACATTCAAACATCTTAAAAGAATTATTTGCAAAATAGAATAGACCATATATTATGTATACATTACTTATACATTTATATAAAGGATTGTATGATTGATACAAAGGAAATGAGTACGGAAGTGAATTATATATTGGACCATAAGTTATGGAGCATCAGATATCTGAGCAAGATAATGAAGATACATTGGGTGACTGCTAAGAACATTGTATACCCCACTAAACCATGGGCTAACAAGACTATTAGGAAGGTGAAAGAGTTTATTAAAAAATACACCAAGGAGTAGTAATGGAAATTAGTGAGATGATAGTAGAGCTGCATTTAAAGATGAAGTTTAAGGAAGAAGAGATAGCAGAGAAGAGAAGAAAAGTGGATATGGAACAGTACGATTTAAATAACCATAAAATAGCTATAAGAAAAATAGTAGAACCAAAGGAATAACATGCACGTAGTAAAAACAGAATATGGGGATGCGGTAGTATCCAAAGAGGGGGAGACTCCTATCTGGAGTTTTAGGCCTTTACCTAAAGCAGCTTTATACAAAGCACTCTCACAAGCACAAGCTGAGATGAGTAAGGCTCAAAAGAGTGGGGTGAATTCCCATAGAAAGAGTAAATATGCCAAAATGGTGGATTTGCAAGAAGTTTCTACCCCTGTTTTAGGTAAGTTTGGTTTAAGTGTTATACAGTATCCAAAATCAACCCCAGATGGCACTTTTATTGTTACCATACTGGCACATGAGTCTGGTGAAGATGTTATCTCAGAATTCAAAATTCACCCTCAAGACCCAAGTGATATGCAAGAGATGGGTAAGATCATTACGTATATGACTCGCTATGCATATAAGAATATGGTTGGTGTGGCTATTGATGAAGAGGATGATGATGGGGAATCTACAGCCAAGGATGTGAAAGATAATACCAAATATGATAAATATCCTGTTAAAGAGTGGCATATCAAAGAATTGAAGAAAGCATTTGATGAATATGAGAATCCTGCTGAATTAGAGAAGGATTGGTTGGCTCACTATAATGTGAAATCCATATCAGAGTTAAAACTCTTTCAACAAAAAGAAATACTTGCTGCCCTTAAGGATCAATAATGAAACAATACCGCTTAAAGATAACCTGGTCTAATGGTGATAGTGAGTTGGTTGGGAAGGCTCGAGAATTTACTGATGAAGAATTAGAAGAAGGGATAAAGACTTTTAACCAAATGACTGAGTTCTTAATCGATGGAAAACAATTCATTATAGTTAGTCATGTGCGTAAATTTGAATTTGAAGAAATCAAGCCTAAAGCATGTCATGATTGCATTAGAGAAAATATAACTCAATCAAAATCAATATGCGGAACATGGCCTACAGATATAGATCCTATATGTTCCGCAAAAGATCCTAAACACCTGGAGAAATTCTAATGAAATATCTCATTCTATTACTTATCCCTCTATCAATTACTGCATCAGCACCAAAGAAATACACCGCAGAGCAACTTAAAGAACTCAAGCCACCATTGGCTGCCCAACAGTACACTCTCAAGCCCAAGGCAGCCATGCCATCAATCAATATCGCTTCGGCTCTTGCGGCCATTCCGGAAGTGCAATCGCCCGGAGCGGTACGAAGAAGGCATAAAAGCCCCAAGAAGAAGAGGGGACACGCATATTTAAGGGCACCCAATAACTCAGTTGATTTAACTTCTAGGCTCAATAAAGATATTAAGCCACCATTCCCTGAGATTGTTATTAAGTTCGAAGTTCTGAAAGAGCAAGGCGCTGAAGTTGAGTATCTGAAATGAACATACTATTTACTCTCATAGCCTGGACAACATTTTGTTTCTTTGGATGGGGTATAGTAAATCACTTATATTTTATTAGGCGCGCATTGGAACGCATAGAGAAAGTTGGGAAGAAATAATATGCTTATTAAAACATTTATAGATTTAACCATATCTGACATTAGAGCGGGGATAGATGAGTTCAATGATAGTGAGTGCCAGTCTAAGTTACAAATGCCCGCTGAGATTGAATTTGAGCTAAAGACAATGAAAGTAAGATGGGATGATAAAGACTTTATTATTATACATGACCCTAATGAGCAGGGTGAAATACAAACAATGAAGTTTAAAATTAATATATTAGAATACAAAGTTCTTGGGCAATAAAGGAAAACTCAATGTACTGTGTAGAATGTTATGAATATGCTTACAAAAAAGAAGATCAAGAAAAAATGCAATTACGAGTGCAGATGAATAAAAAAGAGAGTATAAGCAACGCTGTTAAAAATATGATTGATGAGTATAAAGATTTTAATTCAATTTTGATTGTTGATAGAGGGTCTGGAGAAAATAGATTCGAAATTTTTGTCTGTTCCCATAAAGAGGAATGATTATAAATCTAGACATTGATTCTAAATAGATTACAATCTCAAAGTCTAAATAACATTTGTTGTGTAGGCAAAACAGTACTGAAAAAAACATCCCCCACTTATTATGGTGAGGGATTTGAAATATGTTAGGTCTGGAGCTATGATTCCTCTCAAAGTTTTATAGCTTTTGACTCATTCAGAAAATAGTTTTTAAACCATTGACTGTCTGAAATTAACAAAACTAGTACATTTTGTTGATTTCATGCACTTATTAACAGAAGAAATGTTAAATAGGATGCTTCAAATATATGTTCTACATAATTAAAAGTCAAACAAAATCCCATAAAGATATATTCTCATGCTCTCACGTTCTTCATGAACTTAAAGAGAAAGCATTAAGATTACTCAGCTGGCTCCACTATCAATCACAATATCGTAAGAGATTAATAGCCACCCATGCTCAGATAGCTGAATGGCTTAATATGTCTCCTTCTTCAGTTAAGAGAGCGTTTATTACTTTAAGCAATAATAATCTATGTTGGTGGACTATGAAGAAGATTAACCCAAAATATAGCGCACCCAATGAATACTTCTTGCATGATGATTTAAGGAGCCTGAGTGCACGTGATATGATGGATGTTTTCTTTAAGAACTTCTTTAAATTACCTCTTTTTAGTCTTTTCTTTAAGCCCCATTCAGTCGGTGTTATGGAAAATGACCTACCTAATATAAGTAATAAGGATTTAAACAAAGTAAATAAGTTCACTTCTTGGAAGGAACGCTTCCTCGAAGCTCACTTTCTGGCTACCGTCAGCCATCCTCAAGTGCAAAGCTACTTAGTCGACGCCCAACAGCCTGCACCTTCGGGGGAACGCCCCTCGGTCTTCGGCTCAAATAAACCCATAAACGGGATCGAGGCAGCGCCGAGCGTGGTCGCTATCTGCGACGAGTTATGCCAAATTGGACTCCATAAACCATGGTGTGAAGATGTATAATTTCAGTGATGAAGATTATGAAGATAAAAAGCCCAAGACGGTGCCTATTACGATTATCCAACAAAGAGCACAGTCACAGGCACAACGATATCAGGACTTTTTGGATAGAAGACAACAAATACGACGCAGCAAGATTCAGGATTTAGGGTACGACTATGATTCTCTAACAGGTGCACAACAGAACACATTATTGAGAACAGGAAAATTATGAAGCTTTATAAAAAACAATCAATCTTCGCTCAGAACGTAGCGCTTCTTATTCAGCACATACACTCTAAAGTTTATGATGTTACCTTTGGAGAAGCATGGCGTAGCGCCGAGCAAGCTGCCATCTATGCTAGAGAAGGTAAAGGCATTAAGGACTCGCTCCATTGTAGACGCTTGGCCATTGATCTTAATATCTTCAACGCTACCGGAGTCTATCTCACCGACTTTGATTCTTATGAACCCTTTGGTATCTACTGGGAATCCCTACACCCCCTCAACCGCTGGGGAGGTAAATTTAAGCGTGTGGACTGCGTACATTTTGAGATGCAAGATTAATCTTGCATCTCCTATTTAATTTATGGCATACTCTTTTATGGATTTATTAAAAGAAGGAGTGCGCCATGTCAGATGATCTTGAAAAAACTAAACAAGCTAATCTCACCAAGGTAAAACTCGCCATCATAGCTTCTATCGTCACCCTTTATGCGGTGTATATGGGGAGCACTCAACTCGGTTTGGACTTTGATAAGTTTATTATGCTTCTACTGGAGAAATAGAATGAAATCTCTAGCCTTATCATTACTAATACTCACCCCCTCCATCCATGGAATATCCACCCAAAAACAACAAGAGAATGAATTAGCTCTACAAAAGGAAAAAGATGATCTTAAAGTTAAAGTAGCCCTTATCACAGGAGCAGTAACTATAATTATTATCTATCTTCGTGGTAGAGGTGAAGATGCAACTGCATTTGATAAAATGATGCTTGCACTCTTGCTTTGATAAGGCTTTCAGATATGCTTGGCTCGCTTAGTAGGCAGTTAACCCTAAAAGAGGAGAAGCATGAATCCCATAACCTACACAATACCCCTCAACCCCATCACATGGAAAAGAGCAGGCATTGCCAGAGGAACCACGTTCTATGACACACAAGCCAAAGAAAAACTTGCAGTAGGACTACACCTAGTGAATCAACATGGATCAAGGGCCAAATTCATAGGCCCCCTGAGGCTCTCAGTGATCTTCTATATGAAATTACCAAAAAGCATCAAGGACAGAAACTTAGGCGGCTCCAAGTATTGTTACAAAACGCCCGATTTGGACAACCTTTACAAATTTTTGGCCGATGCCATCAACGATACAGACACTATATGGGAAGATGATAAACAAGTAGCCCATATCATAGCTGAAAAGATATATGACACAGACCCCAGAACATTAATCACGATAGAGGAACTAGCATGAAGCTCAGTGCTTCTTCTGTCAAAAGGCCTCATCAGAACAGTAAGAGGGAAAAACCCCAACATAGCACAGAAAAAACCAAATCCAAGAGAGAACAGAGGGGTTGGGAGAGCTATTACGACATTTATTCTATGCAGATGAAACCCATAAATGATTCAGTAATTGAGACCGTTGCCCAAGACCTCGTAAAATGGTCTTTGATAAACGAAGATTTAGATTTTTCTTTCAGGATTTCAGACTTTATCGATAGCCGTGGCCTCTGTACCGATACCTTTTATAAATGGATAGCAACTAACAAACATATGAAGTTAGCTCATGCATTTGCTATGCGCAGGATAGGTTCAAGAAGAGAAAGGGGTGCTTGTACGCGCAGGTTCGATTCAGGTTCCATCTTTAAGTCCCTGGGACACTATGACTCCATAGAAAGAGACGAACAGAAGTTACGCTCAGAAATGAACAAAGCCGAAGAACAGGTAACAAGAGAGTATAATGTAACCATGAGGCCAGCAACACCTCCTAAGGAAAAAGAGGATCTAGAATGATCTGCATGTCTTGCCATGAACAATTTGAACGCGAAGGTCGTGAGAAGGTTTGTGACTTATGCAGGAACATAGAACCTATGGTTTGGAATGAGGACGGAGTCCGTTATGAAATCTGTAATCCGAAATGGAAGATAAACCTAATCTGCGATAAGGATACTCCATGAGCTTTGAACAAAGGCCTATCAAGGTAAGGCAATGCTATATTTGCTTTAAGAAGTTTGAAATGAAGCCCACCCAACAAACAAAATGCTGCTCAGACGAATGTAAAAAGAAATATAGAGAATATATGCATGAAAGAGCTGAAGATGGCAGAGAAGCTTAGATGGATTAAGAAAGATAATAAAACTATCTGTGAAGTCTATAGAGATGGTGAGTGGGTTGAGAATACCAATGTTAATGATAATCTATCAAGATTCTTTCATGACTCGCATGATGAACCTGCTAAGACTAACATTAGATTTAAGGGAATTACTGACAATGCTTATAAAGGACATTAGCCCTGGATTTGCTCAATGGGCTTTTGGTGAATCTTATAGTGATATCATGGTCTACTATGATCTTGTTAAATCTTGGAACAAATTACACGGTGGTTTGATGGTATTCCCAGCCACATGGAACCTAGAGAATGAGCAATGCTTCTTAAGAACTATATATAGCATGCATATGAGATGGTTAAAGTATAAACAAAAAGGCATTAATGATAGTGCGTTTGAGGAACTTAATGGATAACTTTAAAATAGACCTGAGCGAATATTTTGGCCAGGACGCAATTGAAGAGCGCAGGCAAAGAGAGCCTATTGTATACGACAGTTGCATGTCGTTACGTAACGGTAAGCCATGCGGACAGCCTATTAAAGAAAGAACTACCAGTTCGGTTGCAGGATCAGCTAAGTGTGCAGAACATATACAGATGGGAAATAGATGAAGTTAAATATTAAAGAATTATTAATACCAGAAAATCTTAACAAGCAATCCAAAGAAGAATTGATTAATATAATTCGAACTATGCAAGAGTTAGTTGAATTACAAGTTCCTTATCAAGCTTTACGTTATGATTGGCTCAAGAAATTAGAAGACAAACAAAGATCATATGGTTCTGATGCAGGAATGATATTTCGTAAACCTTTAAGTATGTTTCCGCCTGATACTTACTTCTTTCCTGGTAAACCAGATGAAACCTGGATGATTGGTTCAATGAAAGGTTTATGTGAATTAATAATGACTGATGAGCAAATTCCCTTAATTATTGAAAGATTGGATGAATTAATGGATGTGCTTGATAACAAAGTTGTATTCTTTGCGGGAATTCCCATTATTCATAAAAATGAACTAGAAGAATTTAAGAGCAGCATTGAATTATATAATATCAAGAGGGTTGAATGATTTGCTTTAAGGGATGTAAAAAAGAAATAGAGATGCTTAGTGAGTTGTTGAGTAAGGCAATCCAAGAAAAGAATGTACTGGAGCAAGAGCTTCATAAAGCATTGGTTCAGGTTAATAAAACAACAGATACTATGATGGTTGGATATAACAGAATCAAAGAACTTGAGTCTGCTTTACTCAGATTTGAGAATATCAACAAACCACCACAACCAGTCAAGGGTATAGGCACCTATTACAATGACCCCGTTTCAGGTGAGCCACTCTTTAGCCCAGACTTTGTTGGTGAAGTTGATAAATCAGAAAGAGATACAGGATATAAAATATCTGCTGCACCAATGCCTGATTTCTTAGGAGATCATCCAGCATCAAAATACCCTGCTAAGAAGAAGAAGTGAATGAACCCAAAGAGATAGTATTAGACTCAGTACAGCTCCGTGATTATCAGGAAGAGATATTGTATGCTGTAGAAGAGCTTGGCTATAGAAAGATATTCTTATGCCTAGCCCGTAGAGGCGGTAAGGATTATTTGGCCTGGTGGATTGCCATTCGGTATGCCATAAAGAATGTATGCTTGGTGACCTATGCCCTCCCTACTTTTGGGCAGGCCAAGAAATGTATTTTTGAGGCGATTGATTCTAATGGTCGAACTTTTATTTCGCTCATTCCTAAAGAGCTTATCTCCCGGATTAATGTGTCTGAACAGAAGATAGTTTTGACCAACGGCAGCATTATATCTTGTGTTGGTACTGAGAATCATGATACCAGTATTCGTGGCTCTAATCCCAAGCTTGTGGTTCTTTCAGAGTTTGCTTATATGGATGCTGATGTTTTAGACACTGTTCGCCCCATACTCGCTAATAATGGTGGCACACTTATAGTGGTATCAACACCATTCTCTAAGAACCATTTCTTTGATTTGATGTGCATGGCAAAACAAATGCCAGACTGGTATGTAGTCTATAAGAATGTCTATGAGACTAAGCATATATCCGATGAAGTGTTAGCAGAAGAACGTGCTCAGATGACCAAAGAGAAGTTTGCTCAAGAGTATGAATGTTCCTTTGAATCTGGAGAGGGCTTCTATTATACGAGACAACTCGAAACAATACGCCAGAAGGGCCAAATAACCAATGTAGAGTGGGATCCATCGCTCCTAGTCTATGTTTCCATTGATATTGGTGTCAAAGACGCGACTACGATGGTGTTCTACTCCGTTTTACCAGGTGCTATTCAAATAAGAATCCTAGATTGCTACTCAAACACAGGCCAAGGGGTTGAGCATTACATAGCCAAGATACAAGAGAAGCAGATGAAGGGTTGGCGATTCGGCGCCTATTTCGCGCCTCATGATCTCATGGTACGTGAGTGGGGATCAGGAGCAATCACCCGATTTGAGAAAGCACGACAATTAGGCGTTAAATTCACGGTACTAGAACAAATACTTGTCTATGATGGAATAGAGAATGTGTGGACTAACTTTTCCAAGTTCTGGATAGATCAGAATAATTGTAAAGAGCTTGTTAAAGCATTAGAGAACTATAGAAGAGAGTGGGATGATGCTAAGAGTATGTTCAAAAACAAACCGCTTCACGATATCCATTCTAATTACGCAGACAGCATACGCTACATGTGCCAATCATTGCCTCTTTTAGGGATTGGACTAACAGATGCTGAATGGGAGCGCCAGAAGAACAAAGCACTTTATGGTACAAAGTCTAACTTGCCAAGAGAGCTAACACCAAGTGATCCCTATAGGAGATAGATATGATGGATAAAGAAATAGTTATTGATGGTATTGCTTTTAGAGCAGATAAAGATGGTTGCATATCTATTATCGACAACATAGATAAAATATCTACATTGATTCCATTTTTAACTATGTTGCAAAGAAATGGCTATGAAGAACTATATTTATATCATTGCCAAGATATTATAGCAATTCCCAAAGAAAATAGGCCCTTATAGGAGATAGAATGACTTGGATTAAATCAGAAGATAAGATACCTGAAGAGGGAAGATACCTTTGTTGTGATAATAGTGATGGATTTATGTGGACTGCTTATGCTGATCCTGAACATGATCAACGCTTATGGGATGATTCACATTACAATAGGAATGTAACTCACTATATGATATTGCCTGAACGCCCCCCCATTGGATAGACCCTTATAGGAGATAGAATGGATTGGAATAAAATAAGTAAATCGAAACTCAATGAATTAAAAGAATTCAATGGTCATATTTTAGTTTCAAATACTGACAGCGTTGAATATCCTTTTGATATAATTAAATTTCTTGATCTTAAAGAGAAAAAAAAAGAAGTTAAATTTCATTGGCACAGTATGTTAAATGATAAATTTGATAGTTGTTATGATGACATTGATCTTTTGGATATATTTACTCATTTTTATTTTCTTAAGCAGCCCCTAAATAAATAAATACTTGTTTCTCATCCAAACATTTTCTACCCTCGAGGAAAAATTAACCTAGAGGGATAGTGCCAATGCTAATGCGTGTCGATCAAAATGCTTTACAAAGAGATTTTGGGGCTATACAAGCCAAGATGGATGCTGATTGGAACAATTGTAACTCAGCATGGATACAGGGACAATCACAAGCTTCTAGAGCCATAAGAGCTGAAGCTGGTGACCCTACCTTGATGAACCAATACAACATTGGGGAATCAGGCAACAATATCAACAACTTCTATTTCAATCGTGTCAGGCCCATCTGCAATATGGTATGGGGCTATCAAATCCAAAATCGTAAGGCTTCAGTAGTAGTTCCCCTCGAATCAGGTGATCAAGAGACTGCTGACCAATGGACAAAGATTATCCTACAGATATACAAGAAAGAGAATGTGTATGATGTGGTTTCAGAAGCATTCCATAGAGGATCCTGCGTAACGGGTATGAACCTGGTGCAAATATATCTTGATTATACCAACGATCCCCTCAATGGTGATGTGAAGTATGATGTGCTTGATATGCCGGAGTTCTTTATTGATCCCTACTTTAAGAAGCGTGATCTTTCTGATGCACAGTTCATTTGGCGTAGAACCTACATGTCCCCATCAGCAGCAGCAGCAATATGCCCTCCTGATATGTGGGAATCAGTTATGCAGTTTCAGGGTTCACCTTCAGGATTATCAAAAGATGGTCGCTTTAACTATATGCCAGAATCTTTCGGTACCACGCAAGCAAATAAATTTTCCTATGATGAGTATTGGTATAGAGATTATCGTAAAGCTAAGTTCATATTTGATGCCAATACAGGGGATATAAAAGATGTCACCGATGATAATGATACTGATTTTGAACTCGCTTTGGATGAGAACCCTCAGTTATCGTTCCATGAGAAGATGGTACCCACGGTAAATTTGGCAATAAGAATCCAAGGAGTAGTAACCTATAATGGAAGAAATCCCCTCAACATAGACGAGTATCCTTTCATTCCATGGTTTGGGTATTATTCTAAATCACTGCCATATTTCCACCAAAGAATTCAAGGATTAGTATATTCTCTCATAGATCCACAGATTCTGTTTAATAGACGCGTTCTGCTCAACGCCAATATGGCAGAATCATTACTCACTACCGGTTACAAGTTTAAGGAAGGTTCCGTAATCGATATAAAGACCCTGTTCCAAACAGGTGCCGGTAGAGTTATTCCTATTCGTGATGGTTATCAGATGTCTGATGTTGAGCAATTACAAGCATCAACAATCCCTAACTCATACTTTCAACTTTCAGATATCTTCGATAAAGAACTATTCAATGTGGTTGGTATATCAGAGGAATCATTGGGTAAAGTATCAGGTGGTGATGTTTCGGGATATTTAGCTGCACAACGTACTGCAGCTGGTATGACATCACTCCAAGGCCTTTATGATGGGTGTGATATATCACAATGCATGCTGACTGATAGAACCATGGATATTATTAGAGCTAACTACACACCCCCAAAGATTAGACGACTCCTTGAGGGTGAAGAGCCGGCTGAACTATTCTATGATAGAGCTTTTGGTAAATACCATTCACAAACGCAGATGGCATTCAACACTGAATCGCAACGCCAGTTACAATTTGCACAGCTATTAATGCTCAGAAAAGATGCACAGGTTCAAATATCTGATGAAGACATGATTGAAGCATCAACAATACAGCATAAAGACAAGTTGCTTGAAAGAATGCAACAAGCTAAAGAACAACAAGCGCAACAGGCACAACAACAAGCTGAATCACAAATGCAATTGCAACAAGCACAATCTGAATTGGCTAGAGCTAGATCATATGCAGATATGGGCTTATACAACGAAAGAACCAGCCGTGTACAAGAGAACTTTGCCCTTGCAGAGGAACGAAGAGCTGAAGCTGTTCAAAATGAGAACCAGGCTCTCCTTAACTTTGTTAGAGCAGCAAAAGAGCTTGAGGGAATTGATATTTCTCATATACGGGAACTGCTTGAGATGCAAGGCATTATTAAGGCGCAAGAGGCAGAGAATCATATTGAAGAAAGATCAACATCAAAAGAAGCAACACCG